AGCGGGTCCATTAAGTCTTTAAGCGTTACTGCTGCCATCCATAGTTATATATTTAGAACCTTGGCATGCTTATCTTAGGCATTGAAGGATTTTTGTAATTGGCCATGTTTTTAGATGCATTCTTTTGCATTCCATTTACATTATATTTATCCTCTGCTTCTTTGTTTTGTTTTTTCTCCTCATCATTACGCTCTTTTACAATGTCATTATAGATTTCAACAGTGTATTCATATTCATAATATGGAAGCATATCCAGCTCGGTTGGCTGGACATGCAGTTTTTCCATTAAGAGTACTCTGAGTTTATAATAATTCAGAAGAGATATCTTGAATAATGAACAGAGACTTGATTCCTCCGGGAAAGGAAAGCGGAACTGTGACCTCCCCGCCACAAGATTGACATGGATAAACGAACTCTGGCTTTATACCAATTTTCATTTTTTCAATCAATCTGTATACTAATGAATATTTACCAGTGTCCCATCCTTGGAATGCAGTCATTGCAGAAAATATTTCTCTATCATTGAATCCTCTCCACTCACGCTGAATGTAAGGTAAAATTGCGATTGAAGACCTATCCCAAGATTTATTTTCTTCTTCACGTTTTCTTACATAATCCGTAATAGCTCTCATTACTCCAATCGTAGGTGGGGCTAATGTAAGTTCTCCATGATTTTTTGTTGGTACAGTATAACAACGGTTAACATCGTCATAGTATCTTTCAATCAATTCTTCTACATTATTAAACTGAAGATTTTCAGTTTTTAATTCAACATTATCTTGTGCTTTACATGATGGTGTTGCGCATTTCTTTCTACCAACAGGCATCATAATCTTTGCTTCACCATTTTTAAATGTAAGTTCTCTGATTGATAAAATAACATAAATACGATCTTCTTCAAGTAGATCTCTATATGATCCCTTTTGTGATCCATACATAATTTTTGTACATGATACTAAAACGGAATTAAGTTTATCATCAACATCTTTAAGGTTTTCCTCATCAACTGTTGAAAAATCTCTAACTTCACCAACTCTTGCTGCTCTTATATGGATTTCAAAATCTTCTCTATAAAAACGACCACCTGATGGTAATTGAGATAAATCTAACCTAATATGACCTGCTAATTCCTGAATTCTTTTAATTTCAGGATCATCTGGCGAAGTAATACCGCTACCTCTAGTCATATCAACTTTACCTAACGATGTTATTCTTTCCTCGGTAACTTCAGTAACTTCAGGTGTTACGATACCTTCAGCCGCTTCAAACTCTTTTTTGATGTCTTCTTCGTAATTGCTCATGTTATCTTTGTTTTGTTAATTGTTTTTCTGGTGAAATTTCTTGAACGATATGTTCAACGATAATGTTTCTAACATATCGTGAAATAGGAATAGGCTTTATTCTATTCTCCATTGATTTTTGAATAATTATGGTGTTAAGATTATCTTCATCTTCAGGTGTTAAAAGAACCTGTAGTTTTTTAGTTAATCTTTTCTTTTGTGGTATCATTTCCTGTACACTTTCATTATAACCATATTTTGGGTTATCTGCTTTATACTTTTTTATCCAGTATTCAACACGATCCATAATAAGACCTAATGATTCGTCATTAGAAAACTCTTCTAAAACTTCTCTATTAAATGATGTTGTACCAAAATCTTTTACTGCACGTTTAATGTATTTTCCTGTACCTAAGTTATTAGGGTTATCATTAACAGCATGGCCAATGTAAACCTTACCGTCTGATATATTTTCTACTTTAAAAATGATCATATTTTTTAGATTATGTATTCTATATTATATATTAGTGTTATGACAAAAAAACTGGCCCTTAGGCCAGTTTCATAAAGTATGTTAGTTATTAACCTCCAACATTTTCTTCAACCCAATGATCACAACGGTAAGTCATTGATAACTCAGCAGGATCTTGTGTTTCATAATTTAATTCATCTAAGAATGTTGGTTGTCCAGTTGGGAATACATCTTTAAGTGTAATCTTTCTGAAAATATCACCTGCACGGTTATATTGTACAATGATCATACTTCCAACATAATCTTTTTTCAATCCCATTTCACCAGTTAATGGATCATAGATCAATTTGTACCAGTTACGGAATATGTTATAGATGTAGTTTTCGTTTGCTTCATTTAAGTTAAGTGTAAAGTTAACTGTAATGTCTGCTACAGTAGATCCTGGCATACCAGCAAATGAGCGGTCGGCAAATTTGTATTTTTGACCAACTGCATCTATTGATGGGTTAAGGTTATTTAAACCACCAATTGATTTAACGTGTTCCAAAATTAAACCCGTATCATCTCCGGCTGGAGAAAATATAGTAACCTCAAATAAGTTAGGGTAAATTGGTTCAAATTTCTGAGTACTTGCCCTAGACTGTGTGTAATGTGGTAATGGCATAGCTTATCTTATTTTTTTATTTATTCTCTTTAGTTATTTATTATTGGAAATTTCCAGTACTTATTGCCCCAGTTCTAAGAATTGTAGTTCTTTGTACAAGAATCTCCATACCTCTTACAGGTTCGATATAAGTATCTAGGATACCAATATTGTTATCAATAACATCAGGTGTATTGTTAGTTTCATCCATAATGTTTCTGTAGTCATAAACACCATCGTCATTTTGTACAGTTGCTAAGAAGTTATCAGCAAGAGTTTTAATTTCTAAACGTGTTTGTGGCGTATTGAATTCAAATAAGTAGTTTTTAAGAATTGCATCAATACCATCTTGTATGTAAATTACAACCTCTCTAACGTTAATTGAACTTAATGCAGATTTTGGAGTTTGTTGTGCAGTTTTATTTGCAAAGATAGTTGGACCAGTTCCGCTTTGGAAAATGATTGGATTCAATCCAAATGGCTCTAGGTAATTTCTATCTTCATTATCTAGGTTTATTTCTAATCCTACAACACCAGTACCACCTACAACACCTCTACGAACACCTGCAACAAGTGACCAAGGTAATGCGTTTTCATATTTAGCGATAAAGTTGTTAGATACATAAGCAGCAGGTGGAACTATCATGTTCTTTCCTAAATCTCTTACTACCAAGTTTGGATAATAGAATGCTCCCCAACTTCCACCTTGAGTAGATGAAGGTAAAGAATATCTAACAGTTGGATTTTTACTTAAATCACCACCAGTTGAAATAAATCTAGATGATAGTGCTCCAGTTGCATCAACGAAAGAAGGATCAATATTAGATTTAAAGTCTTTAGCAGAAGGAGCATTTATGATAGCAAATGCATTCTTTCTAGTTTGACATAAATTAGTATAAATTGCTTTAGATCCACTTTCAATACCATTTCCAAATGTATCTACGATGTAACGGAAATTAATTGTCTCTCTATCTGTTAATGCTTTAAATAGATTAGTTCCATTTAAGGTACCATTTAAGATTTGATTTTGACGTTCGTTTGTTCCGTTTGGTACATGCTTAGTAACGTCTAAGGCAAAACCATCAAGAGTAAAGATGTTTAAGTAATCAACCCAAGTATCAACCGGATAGTATAACTCAACCTTTTTAGTAGGTCCTACAGTCGTAACAGAAATTTCTGATTGACATGTTATAAGCAATGCAGTTGAATTAAGAGGAATGATAGGAAACTGAGTAGTAGTTTTACCACCTTGTACTTCATTAATTCTAGTTAATCTTGAATGAGGAATTGCAATAGAACCTTCGAAGTTTAATAAGTAATTTCCTACAATAATATCAGCAGCTTCTGGTGAAGTACTTGCGATAAGTATTTGGTTAGGTTTTAATAGAGGTTCAGTTGTAGAATCAGCTAAGATATCTATTCCTAAATTAATTGCACCTTTAAGAGTTTGAATTCCTAAAGTATTTAGACCATAAAAACCACCAGCTTTATTAACAAAATTACCAGTACCATCAATATTAAATTGTGATTTTGGTGTAGCATTTACAAATGAATCTTCTTGGTATGCGTTAATTCTAATAGCAGGCAAATAATATGCAGGGTCAGAGATTGCAACTTTATTAACACCTGTTGTTGGAACACCAGTATGAATAAATCCATAATCAACAGTATTAAATACTAAATAAGAAGAATACTCAACAGAAGCGATTTCATAAACAGCTTCATCACCATCAGTAAGAGTACCGTTTGCGGCTTGAGTGTAAAGATTACTTCCGTAAGAACCTATGATCTGTGAATTAGTAGATGCGTTATCAAATTCTTGAACTGTAAAGTTAAAGTCTTCTTCATTAATGTATGTGTATACAGTAGAAGCTGCCGTTGGAAAATCTCCAGTTACAATACCACCTACTGCAGATACAGTAACAGTTACAGTTGTACTTGTTATATTAACAGATACTACTGGAATATACTTTCCACTAATAGCACCTTTAATAAATGAACCTACTGCAGATGAACTGTTTGCAGTCATACTTGCAAATGCATCATAAACATCATCACCAGGAGCACCCACCACAGTAATTTGAATATTACCGCCAGTGATTGAACTTACGTTAATAGTTTCAGTTGTTTTAGTTGCAGTGTTTGTAACCTGTGCAGTTCTTGCATAAGAAAGATCAGATACAATAGGAGCATGGTAAGATAAGAAATTAACATCATCTTGAATACCGCTAGTTTGAGCATATTCAATATTATGTCCAATTAAATCAATACCACCAGGTACACCATCAATAAGAAAATCTCCACTAAAAAGATCTTCATTAACAGTACAGAATAAACCAGTTGTAGCAGTGTCTGCGTTAATTACATTTTCAATGAAAAGATTTCTACCAATAAGATCTACGAAATCTGGAAGTAAACATGCAGTATAAGTTGCAATTACGTTAACTTCGCTTTCATTAAAGAACTCTTGTAAAAGAGTATCAGTTGTGTCAGAATCAAATTTCTTTCTTTTGATTCCTAATGTTTTATCAAAGTAAGGTTGGAATGTTGGATCAGCTTCAAATCTTTCGTAAGGTGTAGCTGAATTAAAGTCTCCACCGAAGTTACCACCAAGGATAAATACGTCAACCATAAAGTCAGAGATTAAACTGTCTTTATTTAAGAATCCTGGTACATTTGCAGCACCATACCATTCTTCAACAGTAACGTTGAATGAAGAAACATTTGCATTCGCAGCTTTCTTAACAATAATAGATACTGGGTTTTGTCCTAAATTAACAAAATCCAATAGGTCATTAGTAGTAAGAGAACTTAATGTTGTTCTATTTGCTCCAACATTATCTAAGAATGCGTCAGTGTCAGGGAAGAAGAATTTATCTCTGTTATAAAACTTTTGATATTCTGCAGTTCCCCCTGCGTTGTTTTGTGCTTCTGGTGTTGCAGAGGTACCTAACTTAATGTAGTCAACATTGTCGTCAGAGTCTAATGCCAACAGGTTAAGAGCAAGAATTGGTCCTCTTTCCAACGCTGCTAGACAGCTTCTGTGGAAATATGAATCTTTTCTTTCAAGGTTTCTGTCGATATCACCGAATACTTGCTTAAAGAAAGCAGTATCAGGAACAAAAACTGGCGTATTGAAAGGACCTTTTTTAGAAAAGCCTACGACTAATCGTGTTTGGTTCGCAGGGATGCTAACCACTTGGCTTTTATCAAACTCGAAGCGATATGTACCTGCAGCTTTAAGAGAAGCGATTTTAGGATCTAGTGCCATCTTATAATATATTTTTTTTATTTGATTTTTTTATATATCCAATATAGAGATACTTTTCTACACTAGATCGTAAATATCATAATTAAGATTTCCTCCCTTAGAGTCTTTCTCCAGTATAGTATCAATCTTTTCTTGAATACTATCATCGATCTGATCATATATCTCCTCGGCAAAGTCAGAAAAGTCTAATGTAAAGAAGAATTCAGAACTATTTATACTCGTCATAATAAGGTCATCGTTACCTAATTGACCTGCATAAGATCCATTTGGTAATTTACCAAAAGTTGATGCTTCATATACTGTTTTTTTATCTCTAAGTATGATTTTATTTTGAGTAATACATTTTTTAAAGTTTTGACAAAAAATTGGTTTGTTATCTTTTTTGATTTTAAGTCCAAAATTTTTAACTTTTGCATCTATCCTATGTTTAAACTTAACAACCATTTCTTCATCGAAGTCATTCCTTTGTGGAAATACAGTTTCTAACCTTCGTATAAGTTCACCACCAAACATATTCCACTCAATTATAAGTTTTAAGTTTTCCGAATAAAACATGTCAAATGATAAAATGTAAACTGCTTTTGCAAATTCTTCAATGGTATGTTCATTACTTCTAAATCTACCAACTTGTCTTAATCTAAAAAAGTCGGTAAAAGAACCAGGTGATGTTACTCGTTTCCAGTCCTTCTCTTCCATTAACTCTATCTTAAATATGTTTATGATAGAATAGTCACCGCCATTACCTTCTGCAATGTCAATTGAAAATACCCAATAATTTGTGTCTTCTTCAACTTCTTCTATATTAAAATCAGGATCCCATAAAAGACCAGAATAGTCAACTTCCTCTTCTTCAAATTCTGGAATTTCTCTATGCACAAATTCCTTTTGTTCTTTTTGTAATTTTTTAAGACTATCTGCCCCTAACAATAATGATGAACTTGCAATAAATTGATTACCATATTGACGGTTAAACGCTTCCTCTGACCCTAAGTTTGAAACTTCCTGTCTCATCCAAGCTTCATCCCTACCTGGTACATCCCACCAGTCTACACGGAATGGTGTATATTCATTTAAACCTTTTTCTGCAGTGGAGTAAATATCATAAAACTTATTAAACCCGTTAGGTGTACTTGTAATAATTACCTTTGAGTTGGAAGATGCAGAAACAGTAGGATAAACGTTTTCATAAAAGGTTTCCACGAAGTTTTGCGGAATGTGCGCGAACTCATCCATAAATAGAAGATGAATGGTAAAACCAATCGCAGCCTTTTTAGTTGTGGTTTGACCGATAATACGACAGCCGTTATCAAACTTTGAATTAAATACATCCCATTTTATAACACCAGGTTTTAAAAAGAAAGGTAAATGCTCAAGAATGGTTTTTCCCTTATCGATGATTTCTCTCGTAGTAGCACCCTTGTTTGAAAGAACAAGAGAATTCTTATCATAATTAAATAGGGAATACCATGCAATAAAAATTGAAGAACATATTGTCTTACCAATCTGTCTACTTGCTAAACATACATTAAATCGCTCCTGTTGGAACTGTCTTAACATATCTTCTTGATACGGTCTTAACTCAATAGTTTGTAGACCGTGGTCAGTCATAACTGTACAATATGTATTTGCAAAGTATACAATGTCAGTTGCACATTTCTTAATCTCCCTTATTTCATGTGGAGTATAATTAAAAACAATGTTTCCTTTTCTTAAGTTTGGATTACCTTCATAGAATGGTGTTGCCTTAGGCTTATACCCTTCTTCTAAAGCAATCATAAGTTGTTCCACCTTTTCACTTGTCCATGAAAAAGTTTCTTCAGCCTTACCAACCTGAAAATCAAATCCAGAGCTAGGTGCTTGTGGTTTCTGTGCCATAATTATTCAATAACTGCAAGTATATGTCCTTCATGTAGAATTTCATATTCCTCGCCATTTATTTTAAACATAGTTCCCTTTCCTATAGTTTTAACAATAGTATCTCCTACATTTACTTCGTTGGAAGCAGATTGTATAACAATTGCTTTACGATTGTATTTTTCAGTTGTAAGTATAATACCGCTAGGTGAAACCTGTTCTTCCTGTAGTTCTTTAACAAGAACATTTTTATTCTTCATCTTGATTTCCATCAACATCTTGTATTTCGTCTTCGTTAATACTATCTTGCAGTGCTCTCATAAGGTCTTTAGTACCTCTAGTTTTTAATCCACTTTGTCCGCCTGATTTTTTGGTGGATTGAGTATCTCCACCACCATGATATACATCAATATCCCTAGACATCTTTTTTGCATTTTCTTCAATTGCAACCATGTACATAGTTTGGCTCTTAATAATATCAAGTAAGGTTCGCTGAAGATCACTTAATACTTCAAACATTCTAGGTGAGGTGTCTCCTTCATTAATCGTATCCATTAAAGTAGAGATTGCAGATTCACTATTCTGCATTTGACGAATTAACATACTTAATGCATATTCATCTAATTCAGCTTTAGCCTGAATGTACTCGTGTTCTTCGATAATTTGTTCACTAAGATAAAACTTAAGAAGATTATTCATAACCCTCTTCGCTCTATTCTTTGCCTTTTCAGTTAAAGCAACTTGTGTATTTTCAGCTCTTACCCTAGGAAGTTGCGGCATATCATCTAAACCAGGAACTTCATCAGGTAAATCATTTAATAAATCTCCAAGAGTGTCTCTAAATCTGTCTTTTGAGTTTTCTTTCATTAACCATCAATTTAGATTATATATTCTACTTATCGAGGGTTGGATTGATTAGGCAGTAATAATTGAGGAGCCGCATTATCCAATAATAAAGTTAGATGTGTATCACTTACTACATATTGACAAAGTATCAAATCATGCAATTCTTCTTCAATAGGTTTTTTCCAGATACGAATATTTGTAATGTCCATGGTACACCCTAATAATCTCCACTTATTTGAATTTGCAACAGTAACTGGAGTATAATCCTTAGTTTCAATAAATATGTTATTTAATTTAGAACTTATATTTGGGTTAATTGCACCAGATGGAGCTACAATTTCATATACGAATAAACTTAATTGTCTTGCAATACTATTAAGATTAATTACAATGCCATACCAAGAATCTTTAAGTAATGTAATGTTTTGCGCTTTTAGATTAAACTTAAAGTATGTACCGTTTATTTCAACAATAAACCAGTTAGGCGTATGAGTAAACGATACAACAGCAGAAGGTGGTATTAATGAATTTTCATATACTAAAAACTGATTACTTGCTTCTTTATTAAATCTTGGTGTACCTTGGAATGTACTTGTAGTATATGCAGTGTCAATATCAATTGATGTAGTTCCAACTGCAATAACTTTATGAACCCCGTTATATGAAGTTGTACCAGCAACATTAACCCAATCTCCAACATTAATGGCCGCAGCGGAAGTTGGCAAACCCGCTGTGTTAAGCTTTACCTTTCCACTACTATTACTTATACTGGTTATTGAAATGTTTGATCCAATTGGATTAACATATTTAGGTCTTACCCAAAATGTAAATGCACGGTCTTCTTTATCTGTCCAACCTTGGTTGTATCGATATTCTACTGCATCTGAAAACTTAGGCATTGATCCTAACTGATAGTTATACTTTGATATGATTGTCCAGTTATTATAAACATTTTCTTCCTTAATTAATAATTTCTTATCAAGGATTCGTCTAACATAATCATTAGTTAAAGTACCTATTGTGTTATATTGATTAGGTTTTCTAACATCATCAAATTCATCATTTCTTTCTTGTTCAAATTTATCTTCGCTACTAACAAGAGAATCCTTAAGTTCCTCAATATTTTTATCAGGGTAGAGGACTGCAGTTCTCTGTTGATATGGTGTTACGCTTACTCTCCAATAAGAACCGCTATATAAAAAGTCATCTGCTTCGGAAACTGCATCAACTTCATACATAGTATTTAAGTACTGTTCAAAATACATATAGTCTCGCATCTGCGGTTTTGCACCAACACCAAACACTTGTTCAAATGCAGATTTAACAATATGGATTTCAAATAATACTGGAAAGTCCATCATAAGTGGATTAAATGATATCTCCTGTGTTGGTAACTGGTTATCCGGAAATAATACTTTAACCTCGGCGGTTGAAATAACATTAAATAATGAGTACTCTTTAAGTATTACATCTCTACTTCTTTGATCCGCTGATGTTTTAAAATACTTAACACAGAAACCAAATAGATTTGATGCAACAGCAGAAAGCTGTTTATATGTTTGTACAGCCCTAGATATATCGTAAGGATTCCATGATCCTCCACAACAATCAACCACAAGGTTTTGCGAGCCGGTCATAGAGTCACTATCACAACAACTTATTTGTGGAATTTTACAAATGACACCGCCGTCTGTAACTATTTCAAGTGCAATAGATTTGAATTCTAGTGTGCCATCGCCCACCTGTTCATACTTATACTGAATCCAAAATGGATTAATCGGTTCTAATAATAAACCCTCTAGACTCGCATTAGATAAAGGAATCCAGTCAGAATATGTGACACCATCTATACCCCATCTAAATGATTTATTAAAATATACAGAGGTAGATTCTCCAGAAGTTTCATCAGAGAATCCTAGTACCTCAACAACATCTTTATAAGGTTCTTGAAGACTAATTAAAATAGCATCGCCATTTTCATTTGTTTGTGATCCGTTAACTGCCATTAAGTTAGGAATTTATTTGTTCAACACTATCAGAGTCATCTGATTTGTTTTCTTTTTTAAATGTTTCCCCAATAATGTATGATCCTACAAACGGTGTTAATGCTGCAAAATATGCGCTCATTCCAATCAAGTCGGCATTTTTAGCAATAACCCAAACGCCAACAATAAACCATAAAGCAACTGTGATATACATCATAGCTTCTCTTTTACTATTTGGTCCCTTTAAAAATATGGATGATTTATTACTTTTTCTTACACTTTCACCAAAAATGTAAGCAGCTACAAATCCGGTTAAGGAAATGAAATATGCAGCTAAATCAGTAAAATTTGTTTTGAAGTGAGCGGCAATCATGCCTACAATAACCCAAAGGAATACAACTAAATATGTAACGCATTCTCTCTTAGATTCACAACATCTTCGTAAAAACCTAATCATAGGGGAATATTTTAGTTTATATATTCCCTTAGTATGGTGTATAATCTGTTATGACTAAAAGTATTGGATCGTCTTCTTCCAGTTTAGGATCTATTTGATCAAGTAATTCAAATGTATTTAGAGATTCATCCATCTCAAGCTGCCCTAATACTTCAAACAAAAGGGAGGCTTTCATGTAAAAATAAGGTAAACGTTCAAGATACTTATTTGGCATAACACCAAATTGAATTATCTTACGATTAATAACATCTAATGATGTTCTATCGAATACTCGTGTAAGATCAAAGATACCTTCATCTATTCTAAAATAGAAACTTTGAACCTCCTTATTTTCAATCTTAATTAGTCTTGTGAATTTTTTATCATAAGAGATATCAAATGTTAACCAATCTAAGTTTGGCAATCTTTCAAGTATAGACCATAAGAAGGATATAGAATTTGGCTTAAGCCCTGGCATAGGAGAAAGACCATGAATTTCAGTTTTTTGGATTTCGGTCCTTAATCGCTTACTACCAATAATTGCAGATTTAAAAGAATCTACTTTAATAGTGTATGTGTTTTCATTTGTAGTATTCCAATTCTTACATTCCTTTAAAACTCTAGAAATTATGATACTATCAATGTAATCAAACTTATAGAGAGTAAAACTAATATGAGTTGGAATCCCAAATTCAAAAGTATTATCTATTAACATCATTACCCATCTGTTTTTCTAAAATATCTATCGCGGCTTTAACTTGAGATGGGTTGTATTGCATAGCTTCTTTAAATTCTCTGTAACCTATTTCATTAAACTTCATATAAAGTTCAACAGCTTTAGGTTCAGGAATCCATTCTTTTTCCTTTGGTTGCTTTTTAACTTTTGTGTAAATAAAGCCAGGAACTTTATTAAACTTAGAAGCAACCATTCTCCATGCTTCTGCTTGACCTACTGGGTCAGTTTTCAATGTATTAAATAGATTTGCCTGTACTGGAAATTTAATTCCCATAAATCTATTTGTCATAAATGAATTCCTGGACTTATCATAATTGGAAACTTTATCCCAATGCTCATCCTTCCCAAATAAAACCTTGATATAATCGAATAGTTGCATTTTTATATTTATAAGACAATAATCCTTTTTGTTTTAAAGTAAAACCTTAAAACCTATTAGAAAATTTTGTTTTGTGATTTACGATCTTTAATGAATGAAAAATCAGTAGAATCATCCTCATCATCTTTAAATATTTTAGATGAAAGTGAAATACTGCTTTCTTCAGCTTTATATGAGGTGCCTTCTAGTAAAGATTTCATTGAGGAAATTCCTTTTAGATCAACCGTATTCACATTCATTTTTGATTCAACAAATCTGAACATTTCATCTAAGATACCATCTGGGATGGACTCTGATGAAAGAACCATTAAATTTACATTTGATCTAATATTGGAAATAATCTGTTCTCTACTCATATGTTTTGCTTTCATAACTCTAATGATTATGTTAGCAAGATCTGTTATTAATTCTGTATTGTACAGATACATATGAGAAAGAGTACCATGCTTCTGTTTAAATTCAGAAATGATCTCTGCTGCTTTTTTATCACTGATCCCATATCGGCGACCGTTCATAACATACCAATATGCAGGCTGTACATTATCACCAGCATCTCCGGTTAGTACCTTAGCAAATCGGAATTCTTCCGGATCTACCTCTAGGATAGCAACCTTTTTCTTTTTTACTAAATTCTGTAAAAGCTTTTTAGATTGATTTTCTGGTGATACCGATACCTTCATCATATCAAAAATATCAGTTGACTCTACCTCATCATCAGAATTCATCCATTCAGAAAAACCTTGATACGTATAAAGCTTTTTATGAGCAGGTGAAAAAAGAATAGTATGAGATCCGTTTTGTGATTTATTTACAAGTTGAACAATATCACGGTCACCAGTAAACATAATTACCGATTTATCATTTGCCAATGATTCTGTATTCCATGCGTACATTAAGTCATCACCTTCTGCACCGTCTACCTTGGATGTAATTACACCCTTACGGATAAGAATATTAATAAAATCATCTGATACTTTTGAAAAGTTTTCCCAGTTGATGCTACTGTCCTGTTTACGATTTCCTTTATAATCTGCCTCTGGGTAAAAATCCTTACGCCAAGAACGCGAGTCTACAGTCCAAACAATTTTATCGATAAGACCTTCAAATAATCTAACCTGGTATGAAAAATCTGTCGCCAGTTTTGACATAAAAGATTGTACCTCTTCGTTTGATTCTAGCAAAGATTTAGATTTACTACGATGAGGCAATACATATAGTGTTCTAAACAGAAAATAGTTTCCATCTATAACTAGGGTATGTCTGCCATTTTTTCTCATTATATTTCTTATTTAATAAATTATAACATGCTATCCTATTTTCTGAAAGTTAATTTCTTTCTTAATATAAGTTTTAATAAAGGCGGTTTCAAGTTCTTCAGTTGTCATAGTACTTGAATTATCTTTATAAAAGAAATAAAACTTTCTAATTGTTTCGCCTAACTCATAACTGTTAGGTAGATTTGAAACAAGTAAGGCTAAAAATTCAGGTCTCATATTAAGCTCCGTTTACAATTGATTGTAATTCATAAATACAGGCCAACATTGATACTGCCGGATCAATTACCAATTGTCTCTGTGATTGGTATTTAGAAACCGTTACAACCACCTGTGGAATAAAATTAATATAAGAAGGTCTTTCTTGTTGTAAATATTGAATAAATTCTACACCAAGTGAAGATAGTACATCATCAACCCTGTTTGAATAATTTGATAACATATACTGATAGTTTTTTACAGGATCTGTATTATCAATGATAAGATCAAATACATCTTTATAAACAGAACTGAATTTCTTAATATCATCAATTGTGATCTTTTCAATACCTTGTGATTTAAAGCCCTGTAATTGATTAAGCATATTACGAAGATCTGGGAATTTACGTTTTACTAATTCCACTGCAGCGAGCTTATCGATACCAATGCCTTCTTCTTTACAAATCTGTAAGATTCTCACGATGTATCCTTTCATGATTTCGGTTTCTTCTTCCTTTGTAAAATCAAAATCAATCATTTCAAATCTTGATTGAATTGGATCAGGTACCTTGTTAATGTAATTACATGTTGCAATAAATCTTGCATTTGATGCAAATTGATCCATTGTAGCACGAAGAGCTTTAAAGAACTGGTCAGATACACCATCTATCTCATCTAGGATAATAACCTTAAGTTTACCAGGTTCATCCATAATAGAACGATTTGCACAAAAGTCAGTAATACGATTTCTTACAACATCAACTGAAGTATCAGTTGAAGCATTAATGTAAAGATAAGGATGTTTAAAATGTTTTACTAATGCTTTTGCCGCAGATGTTTTACCAGTTCCTGGGCTGCCATGTAAAAGTAAATGTTGATAAACCCCTTTAGATAACTTATCACCTACTCTTTTAGGTGTAATAAGATCATCCAGGTTTTGTGGACGATACTTCTCAGTAAGAAGGATGTTTTGAATGTTCCGCATGTTTGAGATTGTTTATTTTTATATGTAAAATCATACGATGGTTTTATGTAAATAAATAAAAAAATCAACCTATTATGAGGAGAATAAGAAAGATACTTGGTACTGACAGATTAATTCCTATCATTAAGGAAAGAATCAATGATGTTACTATTATCAAAAAAGGCCATGATTCAAGTAAGGTAAGTAAAATCAATGTTGCTCCTGAAAATATTCCAACCATACAGAGAAGAAATGTTAATGTAAATTTACAAAACCATGATAACAAAACAATATCTAGAGTTGAACCTATATGGTCAGGAGAAACTGTTTATGTAATTGGTGGTGGTCCTTCATTGGCTAATTTTAATTGGAATAGTCTTATTGGAAAAAGAACGATTGCAATAAACAAATCAATTCTATCATACCCATCAGCTGATGTTTTATATTGGACGGATTCAAGAGTTTACAGTTGGTATAAGCAGGACATTGACAAATTTAAAGGACTAAAGTATACTATTAGACATCATGTTACATATCCTGCAGATGTTAAAGTTTTAAGAAAAGGTAATAAGTTTGGATTAGAAGAATCCAAAGATGCGTTATGTCATGGAAATAACAGTGGATATGCTGCAATAAACCTGGCATATCTATTAGGAGCTAAAAGAATAGTTCTATTAGGATATGATATGCATAACGATGGTAAGAAAGGTCACTACCATGATGGATATCCTGTTCCGGTAACAGGTGATAATATCTATAGAGATCAATTTATGCCAGGATTTCAAATAATAGCAGATCTTTTAAGACAAAAGAAAGTGGAAGTTTATAATGCTTCAATGACAAGTTCACTAAAGGTTTGGCCTAAGATTAGTTTTGAGCAAGCCCTATCTCTTAGATGATCTACGTATGTGTGTTAAAAACTCTCTTTGTTCACCTTTTAACAGAGTTTTGCAGTGCTTAGTAAACTGTATGGACGAATCTATTATTCTCTGATCAACCCTTTTATTCCGTGAGTTATGAGCCTCAGAACATTTCTTACAGACAAAGTTTTCAACTTTTTTAGAATCCATCCTGGTTTTAATTGGAGTAGGACAAATTGCGCATTTCCAATCTACCAAATTTGAGTCAGCCTCAACTTCTTTAATTGTAGTAAAGGTTTCCCTAAAAGGATTCCATAAAATTTTGTTTGGGTTTTTTTCATGCTCATGCATGTCCTCTATCTTAAAAATAATTTCAAAGGTTTGGGGATCTGATTCCAACCATTTCATAAAATGGTTTTCCAAAAGTAGTCGTTGCTTTAAAGGAGGCAGGTTCTCCAATAGAATACCATGCCTCCTTTTATACCATCCAAAGTTTATCTTACGAACTTTATACATTTACTTTAATCGCTCAGTCATTAAATGTCTAAATTTATCTGCAACTGATTCTCCAATATATTTTGCAGATTCTTGTGGTGTTTCATTATCATTACCACCTTCTTTTTTAACAGCTTCTTTATAATCGTCTGTTGCAGTTTTAACATTAGCTTCAGCATTCTTAATGGCTTCGGCGTCATCATCTAATTTAGCTTTTTCTAATTTTGTATTTGCTATATCTACCTTTATTGCCAATACATCAGGATGTACTCTGGAATTAAGAGAATCTGCTTTAGTTGTAAATTCATTATTTAATGCCTCTATTTTATCATCAAGCTTTTTCTTAGCTTCAGTATTATCTGGCTTTTCTTCGGCAGGAGCTTCCTTTACTTTAGGTTCTGCCTGTTGTGCAGGTTCTGCCTGTTGTGCAGGTTCATTCTTTTGCGCAGGTTCATCTTTTTCATAATCCTTAATAGCTTGTTCTGCATCTGCCGCCTTAGCATTTAATTCCTTAATTCTAATCTTAAGTTGTTTTGTTTCTTCTGCATCAGCGCCCTTAAGAGCAGTTTCAGCTGCAGCAACTTTAGCCTTTGATATAGCAAGAGTTTTAACCTTTTGCAATCCTGGGCTGGTTGCTAAATCTGTCATTCTATCAGCAATAGCTGCTGCTTTATCAGATAATGCCTGATTCTTTGCCTTATTAGCAGTAGCAAGAACCTCTTTTTTATCAGCATCTACAGTTCCACCTGCAGCCTGTTTCTTTTTCTCATAATCAAGATCATTAAGTGCTTTTTGTACCAATGTTTGTTGATATTTTTTTGCATTATTTTTAATCTTAATGAATTTAACTGGACTGCCTATCGCAGCACCCAATTTTGTATTTGGTCCTTTTTCTGCTTCATTAATTGAAGTTTCAAAAATACTTTCAAAGATATTATCTAAGTAAGAATCTAATTTTTCTTCAGCTTCCTTAATGATATTAAAATGGTCAAAGTTAACTAATTGTTTTTTCATTGTATATAGTGTTTATTTTATTTCTTGATCTAAAGCCTTAACCGCCTTTATATCTCTTGCTTTAAGTTCTCTTAGAACTCTTTCGGTCTCATCGTCAGCAATACGAATGGTTGCATCATTTGCTTTAATACGAATTTCAAATTTAATCTTATCTACATATTTTTGTAGTTTATCAGATGTACCACCAATTACATCCATTTGATCAACAATAGCAAGTTCACGATCTTGTAAAGATTTAATTTTTGTTTCTTTTGCTCTATCTGCAACTTCTATCTTTACATTAGTGGTTTCATAATCCGTATTACCACGTGTCATTTGATTAAGTTGAGCCTTAAATGAATTAACCGCATCTTCCTCTATTTCAAGCTTCATTAATTCAATTTTTGTCTTCAGAAGATCTTGTCCTAATTTATCCAGTTTTCTTTTTTGTATAGGATTAGTAAAAAGACCTTTTAGAAAATCAAAGAAACCTTCGCCTATCAATTCATTATATTCATCATACGACATGTGGCCTTCTACTAAGTGGTAAGTTTCCTTAATAAACCTTGTATGATTAAATTTTTCAAATGTTGGAATTCTACCCACGGTTGTTCTTTATTTTATATATTCAAGAAAGTAGAGACAAAAAAAGGTCCACCGAAGTGGACCTTTTCATTATTGAGTTTTACCTAAGATTAGATAATGTCAACTCCATTGAAATTGAAGTTCAATGTGTAGTACATAGTTTGTGGGTGGAAACCAGCATCTACCAAGTCGAATCTTGATTTAACCGCGATTTTAGGAGCCATAGTTCCTTCTGCGATTGTCTCAACTGATTCAGCCATTAAGTAAGGCATGAATACTAAACCTGGAGAATTACCGTCACCTTTACGACCTACTGCGATTTTAACATCGTTAAAGTCTCTGTTTGGATCTACATACACAGTAACACCTGCAATAGCACCAATTGGGTAAAGTGATCCACCTGCTTGGTTTACAGTGTTAGAAAGTGGATAAGGAACGAAACCTGCGATATCTTGTAAAGCAGATGCCATTTTACCACCAGTTACTGCGAAAGTAGCAGGACCTCTACGACCGCGAGTTGCGATTAAGTTAGAAGCAGCTAAGATCTTAGTAAGTAATCTACGTTGTAAAGTACCTTGAGTTTCACCACCTGCGTTAACAACAACTGATTGAACAGTTACTGAACGAGCAACACCAGTGTTATCAGTACCTAATTGGATAGTAACAGCACCTGGAGCACCTGTTGTAAAGGCAGCTGAAAGAACAGTACCATCTACTTGAGATACTTGGTATGCGTTAGATACACCATTTTTAAAGATTCTATCTAAGATGTATTTGTTAATAGATTGAGTTAATTCGTTAACCAATACAGCTTCTACTTGAGCAACTGCATCAATACCGAACTGCTTAAGATCTTGTACTTGTTCACGTGTTACAGCGGC